ATAATTTTTTGAATACGTTCTATTGTTCTAGCAAATCTAATATCCATAGATGCTAATGTAGTTTTTCCTTCGACTCCTTCATCATATCCTAAAAATGGTTTAGGAACTTTTAAAGCAGCCATCATTTTATTTTTTACATATTCAATATCATCAATACCAGTAAACTCCATACCAGGTAATGTATCAATAGTTGTTTGACTATTTCCACCTCTAACAGGCAAATAATAATCTTCAAGCATATTATTTAAATTAAATTTTAAATTGTAATTACCAGTATTTTTATCTACATATGGAATTTTTTTCATTTTATTAATAATTTGCTCCATAAATGTATCAACTTCATTTGGTGGAATATTACCTATATCTACTTTAAAAATTCTTTTTTCAGGTGCTCTCATAATCCTATGAATTAACATTGCATCTTCTAACATTGTTAATTTTTGAAATTCATGTCTTGCTCCTTCTAACATTGATCTACCATATGGTAAAAAATTTGAATCTGATAACATTCTAAAATGTGCAATTTCAAAAACATCATATTGCATATTTTCACTAACATCATGTCTAAACTTTATATCATATTCTCCTGATTCTGCATCAAATTCTTCCATTCTTTCAATTTCGTACGCAGATAATGGTCTAGCATTTATTATACCAATTTCGTCTGATATATCTAATTTTAAAAAGAAATCTCCATATTTACAAATATTTCGTACCCATGGCCACATATTAAATTCAATATTTAAAACGTCATAAAATAAATTATACAATATTTTTTGTATATGTGTTTTATTTGTTTTTATAGTTAATATATCTCCAAATTGATCTTCTAATGTTGATTCATCTGAGTATATATCTAATGCTGAAGAAATAATAGGATCTTTATCCATCATTTCATAATCTGTATATAATTGTTTTCTGTTTTGTTGGGAATAATAATTTGAATCATAACCTCCATATGCAGATCCATATGAACCATAACCATGTCTATTTGATCCATGTAATCTAGAATATCTATCAGTAATTTTTGTTGCTGCTAAATTTCCTGTCGATTGTAATCGATTGGTATCTACTACACGTAGTTTTTCTTTTCCGTATTTTCTAACTACAACGTTAGTACGAAATAAATTTTGTAAACGTTTTCTTAATGACGCCATCTTTTTATCTTTAATTTATTATAAATATAACTAACTACAGAAGCCAGGTCAAATTTTCATTATCTTGACCGTTATTCCAATTCCATTCATCATTGTTATATCTTGTTTTATTAGTATAAACTATATTATCAGATTTTTGAAATTGAGATAATGCTCTTTTGTTTAATTCAATTCCTTGTTGCCTTAACTTTAAACTTGTATCACGCAACCATAATGCAATAGCAAAACTCATTACTAAATCATCATTATATCCTATTTGTGCTTGAGGTTTGCTATTTAACCAAACAAATACAAATAATTCTTGTATTAATCTTTTTGAATGTATAACAGGACTTTTTTCTCTCATATACATTTCTAATGCTGAAATCATTAATGGTCTTGTTCTTGACGTAGTTGAAACCCCTGGAACCATTTGTGATTTATCTTTTTGATCATATCCTTTTCTTAATTGTATTTCTAAATCAACATATCCATCATCTTTGTAAGTATAAAATAAGTTTTCATAGTTTCTATCTAACGCTGGTTGTATTGCTGCCCATCCTATATTTGCATTTTCAATAGCTAATAATGCATTGTTCCATTCTGTAGCTACAGTTACTAACATATTTCCAAAATCTTTAGGAGGTAATTTTCCTTTATATTCTGCTACTTGCTTTATTGATTGTACTTCTATTACATGAAATGCAGACCAATCTGCTCCATCTCCTCTCGCAACGTCAGCCACTACAATATAATTTTTTGAATAATCTGGATATTCCCATATCCAATAACCATTATCATATCCTCTTTTTTCAACTGGTTCTATACATTTAGATTCATATTCTTGTAAAATTAAACCATCTACTACCGTATGTCCAGATGATATAAAATCACAATCACATTCTTGTGCTGCACCTCTTTCTCCTAGTAATTGTGTTTGTTGATCTCTCCAAGACTGATCACGTTCTGGATGCAATGTCCAATCTAATTTTATTGTTTGAAATCCATTAACTCCAGTTTCAGCATCTGCCCATGTTTGATGAAACCAGTTACCAATTCCATTAGGTGTTGATAAAACAATAGCTCCACCACCAGTAGATAATGTTGCTTGGGATGCCACCCATATTTCTTCAATATTTCTAATAAATGCAGCTTCATCAACTATTAATAATGACAATGCTTCAGAACGTGCTCCAGTAGAGGCACTAGATATTGCTTTAATTTCTGATCCGTTTGCAAATTTTAATGATAATTTGTTATTAGTAATTATATTTGTTTTTAACCAACTTGGTAAATTTTCATTCATTATTTGAACTTTACTTACTAAGTTTTTTGCTACATCTTGAGTAGTTGCAATAACTAATACATTGAAATCTTCATTGAATAACATTGACCATAAAGCATATCCTGCAGATAATGTTGATATACCTAATTGTCTAGACTTTAGAATAACATTATATCTATTATTCTGTAATGTTGTCAACGACTCTTCTTGAAATGGAAATAAATTAAATTTTATTTTTCCACGAATTGGATGTTGAATATAACAGAATTGGCGCATAAAATAAACAGGATCTTGTGCACATTTTGTATACTGCTCCTGTATTATTTTTTTTATATTTCCTTTATTACTCACTTAAGTACTTCAACGGCCATTTTTCCTGTTGCTATTGCAGTAATTATTCCAGATGTAAACCATATAACTTTATGATCATACCATTTTGGTTTTAAATACTTTTCACGCTGTATGTATAATTCAATATTACTATTTAATAATTCTATTTTTTTATTTGTATACATTAACTCTATAGAGTCTAACTTTGCAATTGTTTCTAATTCAGATATTAATGTTTCTTGTTGTGAAATTATTTCATTGTTAATTGAATCCAAATAATATAATGAATCCAATGTTTCTGAGATAGCTATAATTTCATCTTCAGTAAAATGTGTATCTGACTCTTGTCCCATTAGAAACATTGGCCATAATAATATTATAATAAAATATTTTTTCATTTCCTAATTTTCTTTCTAATATTTGCTTTTGCAGATTTAACCGATTTTTTTGGGGTTGCTTTTTTTGGTGCTGCTTTTTTTGCTTTTGTAGAAGCTATTTGTTTTTTAGTACTAGTAGCTTGTTTTTTTGCAACTATTTTTTGTTTTTTTATTTCTTCTAATTTTCCATCTAATTTATTAATATTAACATTATTATCGTCAATTTTCTTTTTTGCTTGTTCTGCTTTTTTATTATTAGATTTTTTTCCAAAAATAAATATTAATCCAAATATTCCGGCAATTACACCAGCAATAATTTTCCATGTTTTTTTAATCATTGTTTTCCTTTTTATCTAAGTTTTTTAAAAACTTTGTTTTAAATTTATCGAATTCTTTTTGAATTTTTTCATTGAATTCTTCTTTTGTCATTTTAGCTGACCAATGTTCTAAATGGCCATCTGCATTCATAACCGTACTAGAAGCTTGGGTATAAACTTGTTTTAACATTTCAACATCTTGCTCTGCTCGTTTTAACCAAGACATAGCATTTTCAGTCATCTTTTTTCGTTCATATTCATCATATTTTCCTTGTTTTTTTAATTCATGTTCCATGTCGACAACGCAATCTAAACACATACCATGTATTGTTTTCATTTTTTTATCAACATGATTTGGTGTTATACATGTACATGATTCTTTTGGACAATTGGGAAATGAATTTAAATATGATCTAACTTCTGCTGCAACTGAATTTTTTGGTTTTTTAACACGAAATCCATCTTGTTGCTCTATAAGATATGTAACGTTTCCAATTTGTTCTTCCCACGTTTCTCCAATAGCTCGACGTTTGTTTTTTTCAGCTTTTTGTTTAGCGTCAGAAAATCCAATTGTTTTTTTAGTTTGAAATGCATGGGTACCATCCAACATTTTTTGGATGGCTTTTATATTTTGTAACTTTTTTGCCATAAAATTTAATTTAATTAAAATTATCCTAAATCACTAGGATCTTGTTTTTGTAATGATCTATCAATTAATTTTTTCATAAAAGCTAAGAATTGTATTTTTTGTTTAGGATTCTTGTCTTGTAATAATAATTGTAATGATTTCATCATTAACTGTACTTGTAACAATGTGCTTGGTTTTTGTTTTAATGCTTCAATAAATTTTTCGATTCTAACATCTCCAGCAGTTTCTTCTTCTGATTCGGGTGCTTCTGGAGCAGGCTCTTCTGCTGCAGGTTCTTCTGCTGCAGGTTCTTCTACTGGTTCTGGTTCTGGAGCTGGCGCGGCATCAGCTGGTTCTGCGGGTGCTTCTGGCGCCGGCGCTGGTTCTGGAGTATCAGCAACTGGTTCTTCTGGAGCATCTGGTTCATCTTCATTATCGGTTTGTTCTGATAAGAATTTAACTACTTTTCTTTTTACAATTTCTTTAACTAATTTTTCTTTTTGTTCTTTAGTTAATTTTTCTATTTGTGTCATATATCCGCCATCTTTTTTTGATAATGTGTCAATTAATTCTTTTGCATCTTCTTCTTGATGTTTAACTAATTGTTTTAATGCTTTTGATGGCATTTTAGAATCACCATCTTCCATGTCTTTAGTAACATATACTCTATCAGAATCTTTTACTTTGGGTACCATATTTTCAACATCGTCGATAACTTCTTTATCGTCCTTTCTAGGAACTTCAGGTAATGGCTCACCTGATGCGTTTGGTACCATTCCTTCGACTTCTTTGTCAATAGTATAATCTTTTAAATCTTTTCTAGCTTTATGCTTATCATTTTTTGGTTGTTTATGTTTAGCCATTTTAACGTCCTGTTATATTATTTTATATAAATATTATCTAGAATACTTTAATGTTCCTAATATTTGATTTATGGGAGCAAATGCACCTGTTAACTTATATGTATTACCTCCATATGTAAATACAATGCCTTCTACAGGTACTATTTTTTCAAATCCTCCGAGTTTTTTTATACGCTCCAATTGTTTCTTTAATAATTCCATTTTTGATATATCATTTGTAGATCTTAATGTACGAATAATTTGTGCAATTTCTTGTCGTATTGATTGAACTGCTTTATTAGGATTTGCTGCTAAAAAGTTAGAAGCATTTTTCATTATTTCAGCACCTAATTTTAAAAAGATAGATTCAAATGGTTGTAAATTATCTTTTTGATATTGTTTGAAATCTTTTTTATCAAATGTAGATACCCAATTTAAAAATTCTGGATTATCAATTTGTTTTTTTATTGTTACAATAGTATTTGATTTGTCATTAAATGACCATCTTCTTACTAATTGATCAATTAATTCATCTGATATATCATAGTTCATTTCAGATGCTTTTTCTTTAATTATATCTCTCCACCAAGCTTTATGATAGTCTGCTAAATAATTAGTATCTTTAAGTTGATATTTATCTCGCAATTGATTTAGTTCTTTAAATAATGCATCTTGATAATCTTGAAAATTTTCAACTCTTCCTACTTTAATTTTTTGTGGTGGTATTAAACTAAATGTTTTTTGCATATGAGCATTTGCATCTTGTATAGCTTTTTGTATTACTGCTCCACCTGTCATATCTGTTTGAACTACATTTCCATTTTCATCATATTCAACTAAATTATGAAATTGAAGTACTGCTATTTCATATGCTATAACATTTTTTGTTTCTGGATAAATAATTTCCATATTA